AGCCGTAATGCCTAATGCAGTTCCATTAAAGGTTAGGTCGTTGGTGGTGGTGATCCCCCCTGCATTGTCTGAAATCGCCAACCTGTCAGCGGTCTGTGTTCCCCATGCCCCTGTGTTGATTGTTCGTTTCTCTAAGACTCCGCTATTCTCCGTGATTACGGAATCAGAAGAAGAGCTCGCAAGAGTTGATACGGTAGCATTCCCGGACACTGTCAAGTCGCCTGTCAGAGCCATTGTAGCTCCGTCGAAGGTGATATCGTTGGTCGTGCCTATGTTCCCTGAACCGTCCGAAGTAATGACGCGATTCGCTGTTTTGCTTCCCCATACCCCGCTGTTGATAGCTCTCTTCTCTAGGACTCCACTGTTCTCTATAACAACAGAATCAGATGTTCCACTTGCAAGGCTGTTGTGCGTGAAGTCTCCTGTTAATGTAATATCCGCAGAGACAGCCAACGTTGAACCGTCAAACGTCAGATCGTTAGTTGTATTTAGTCCGCCTGTCGCATCAGATATAGTAATCCTGTTTGCTGTGTAGGTTCCGGCAAGTGGTATCTCCTCCAGGAACTCTTGAACATTTGTCGCACTGTATCCACCGACCGCGCTGATAGGGATCTCGTTTGCCTGAACATGGACGTTTGTTCCTACATTGTTATTGACAGACAAAAGACGAGTCGCCCAAACATCCCAAAAGTTAGTGTTAACCTTAATGAATGCGTCTCGTAAGGTGTCAGCGGTTCCATCGTTCGCGGTATCACCGACATTGATAATCTGCTGATCTGCGGATTCGGTTTTATTAATTACAAGCTCGACTATGGCAAGCAATCCAACGATTGCACCAACAGCAGCAAGGAAACGGAAAACAGGATTTTTCATTTTTTTATCTATATAAAAAGGCCGGTGTCAACAATGGTATGTCAACACCGACCTAATATGCACGCTTGACCCTATGGTGGACTAAAATACTAAAGAAACTTCTGCATCAACGGCAGTCATATCACCCGCTAATGTTGATCCAGCAAATGCGACTCGAAGGTATCTTGCACAGTCTGACGGAATCCTGAAGCGCACAGTTGACCCCGCTGCCCCGGCTCCGCCTGCACCGGTGTAAACCGCCACACTTCCCGCAATAACTGCGGTAGGTGTTGCCGATGCACCAGCAACGACGCTTACCGTGAGAGTTTCAGTGTCTGGCAAGTGAGTAACCGTGAGAGTTGGGACAGTTATTATCAACTCGAGTTCTGGACGTTCTTGACCGGTCCCAAGGGCTAGACCAAGGTCCATATCCGCCGAATAAACGGTTTCGTTTCCGTCTGGCAAAGCTACATCAGTTTCAGAAAAGCTTGCATCTTTTAGCGTTTTCATTTTTTAAATTCCTTTTGTTTTAAAGTTCTCTTTGTTCAGTTTCGATCAATCAATGGATTAGGTCTCAGAGTTGGTGATTGAATCTGTGACGACGATTGGAACACCCGCAAGGTGAGTAGGAGGAGGCGAGAATGGAGCACCCCCGCCGTCTGACTGGATGTTTGAAATCGCTGAACGGCTCGCTTGCAACTGACGCATAGAGCGGCGATTCATAAAACAACGAGTTGGACGGACACCAACAGGGAATTGAGATAGCAATTGATGGCCTAAAGCATCAGTAAGCTTGTTGGAACCGTCATCGAGCCCGTAAATACGTCCCGCTGCATTTTTCGATCCCATATTGAGACCAATGTATCCAGCAAAGTTATTCACCCAAGCCATCAGAGACTTACTTGAACGAGTAATACGCTGTAGACTCCATTCGCCCAGTGCTAAATCACCATCGTTACCGATAGGCAAGTGTACTCCTTGCGGATCTTCCCACACGAAATAAACGGAAGACTTAGCCGTTGAGCCAGTAGCATCCAAGAGCAAGCCGGAATCGATATTACCAGCCAAACCAGGGAAACCTTTAGCATCATTCGACGTTCCGTAGTAAATCTGTGATCCGATATGGTTAAAAGCCGAACGCATTGCTCCAGACGCTTCGTTCGTTTGAAGATCACCAACCTCGCCACCATCGCCTTTGACGATTGCTTGATCGAGCTCCATCTGCACGTCAATGAAATGCATCGAGTGAGTCTTCTGAACGTAAGTGCTCTTGGAAGTTGTTACACCTTCGTTCACGTCTCGGAAGGCGGCAGTTGGGAGAGCTGTCCTGATCGTCGCCTTGTAAGTGGTCCCAGCCTTGGGAATGACCGGCAGCGTTTGGAATTCTGGCGCATGCTGAGTCACGTCCTCAATCAAACCAATCATGGCATCCGATCCAGTTCGTGCGGCAATGTCTACTAGTGTGAGATAATCTGGCATAGTGCTTGTTGTTTTCTAAATTTTAAATTCTCGTTTTACGGGCTGTGAAATGTATCAGTTCCCTTGTTTCCAGGCAGCACGGACTCGAGCCAAACCGTGAAGTTCAGACTTCGCTTCTTTGTCATGCTTAACGTCGGCTTCCTCGTTAGGGTCATGCCCTGATTCTGCAAGAACGTTTTTCACATGCTCTGCAACCGATTTTTGAATTGTGCCTTTAGGGTCTGCAATGACTGCGTTCGCTTCCTTGAGTTCAGCGGCAGCGGTAGAAGCATCACCTTCGGATTTTTCATTAGCCTCTTTCAGGCTGATGTTTTCAGCTTTCAAGGTTTCAAGCTCTTCACTCAATGATGCATTATTAGCGTCGAGTGTTGCCTTTTCTGTTTGAAGTGTTTCGACTTGGCCCTTCAGGTTAGTGATTTCCTCTTCCGTAGACGCGTCTTGCTTCTGTGGCGAAATCGATGCCTTTAGTTCGTCGATCTTTTGATTGATAGAGTTTAATACATTCATGCTTCTATTGCTTTTCTATTGGTTTCTAGTCAACTGTTTCTTACTGAAGTGAATTAACGAGAGATTCAAGTGAATCTGAAATGAAGTCTACGAGATTGCCTTGCTCTGCTTTCTGTGCGGTCATGGTCTGCCCTTGCATTAATGAATCATCAACGTCTCTGTAAGCCGCAACCATAGCTTTGAACTCCTCCGCCATTTCGTCAACTTCCTCCATCAGCAGGACTCTTTGATCATCGTTCAATGATGTCCCTGGCGTTCCCATGCCTTTGAATACACCCGAGGAAAAGAGCTCAACCTGAATACCGAACGACTCAAACATTTTAGAAACATCCTCAATGGCTATTAATGTTCCGATGCTACCGACCATTGCAGAAGGCGTAGCTGTCACTATGCTGCACGATGTTGACATAAGCTCTCCGCCGCTTGCCCTCATGCTGTTAGTAAACGAGACGATTACTTTTCCGTCCTCGCCAAGTCTTGCAATCTGTTGTTGGACCTCATAGCACCCGACCACTGTCCCGCCTGGAGTGTCGAAATCTAAAACAACAATGTCCGTCTCTTTGATTGCTTGAGCTATCGCTTTCGATATGTCCAGGTAATCAACGAAGCCGAAGTATTTAAGCACTGGGGGAAGGTTCTGCCCCATAGGACCATAAACAGGTATTACCGCAACATTGCCGTGCATTTCAACGCGTGGCTGTTGTACGCCGCCCCATGTGTGACTTACGTCGAAGTCTCCTTTTCCTGCATACTGTTTAATGTATTCCGGCATTGTCGAGATCAGGCTTTTAAACTTGGTTGCCTCTATCGCCCAATGCTCGCCTGCCAGTTTATTTAAATCATTCATCGTCGTTTTGATTTACTGGACCTGTTACTGGTCTATTCTCAATTGTTGTATGTTCAGGAAACAGTAAAGGCACTGGATCGAGATCAACACCTAGGACCTCTTTTGCCCGCTCAATCTGACGCTTAACCTCAGTCAATCTCTGATCTTGGACGTCTTGCCACCGTTCCCCCCTCCTTCCTGCAATCTTGTCTAAAGTGATGAATCCAGCATTGTTTTCTTGGACGGCTATATCGCTTTCGTATTTCCGGTCCGCAGTCGGAATGTCTGGCTTTTGGTAAGTCCATTTCCAAAACTCGTCATTCATAGGGAGAAGCCCCAAGTTGATAGCTTTCGCTAAAGCATAAGTATGAATGCGCTTCATGGTCCTTGAAATCAAACGCTGACGTCTCCGCAGAGTCCGCACGAGTCGATCAACCTCGACACGCATCGAAGCCCCGCCGAGCTTGCTTGGATCAACAGAGAAGAAACGGGACCAACCTATTCCCCGGAACCCATGCGTTTCAACCATAGCTTGGTATTGTTGAACGTTCTGCCCTGGTCGGTCATAGTTAAAAGCTTCAAGCCTGGAATTGCTGTCCGCACGGTAAACAATGTATTGGTCTTCTACCTCAATTCTTGCCGTAGTTTCTAGCGCGTTCGTTGAATCATCATTTGTTTGAGACATGTTAAACCGCTGCTTCAGCGGGTCCATCTCGCCGTCCTCATTGTGTTCTATTAATGAATGCACAGAACACGCCTTTTGTGCCGCAAGCTCGAAACGCTTAGACTCGTCTAAGTCTTCCCAATCATCAGCACTGGAACCAAGCCACGAGATACCGCGCAACTGATCTGGACAGCCAGGAAGCGGATCATATGAAAGGATAAAGTTCTTTGCATGAATCGTTATTGGTGCCGCATGATTGTCAGGCTGGACAACATATTGATAAGGACGATTAAACCGATTCACAAGAACACCGTCCACGACCTTATGTTTATCAGTTGCAAGAGACTTCTCTTGCATTGATCCGATCCTGTGAGACCTGAGAGTTTGAATCCGTGGATGCTTTGAAGGTGTTTCTGTTAATATGGTTCCAAGCTCGCCATCTATAAGCGTCGACGCCAAGAGCTGATCTCTGTAACCATCACCGTCTAGCGTTCCGGTTACATCCATGATCTTTTCCCACTCAAGGAGCCATTCCGTTGCGCGTTCTCCCCAATCCTTATCTTCTCCTTGAAACTCAGGAACCCAAGTTCCACAAGCCATGTCTGATTGTTCAAGTATCGCACCTGTAAGACTTGGAAAGTTTTGAGCAAGCCACCTTCCTTTAACCATCACTTTGCGCCTTCCGTCCCTAGTCACGTTCTGGTGCGTATCGTGATCTATCCAAGGACTGGCCGATCTACCGCTTCTGCTTTGAGCTGTCAGAAGCATCTTGTTGTTGCCTACGCTCTGACGGTTAGGGTCCACCGTCTGAACCGGTCTAGCAGTTGACAACGCGGGGATTCCTCTGCTCGTTATCTGTTTTGAAGTTTTCAATCGTTTAGACATGGCGTTATCGGTAGTCCGGTGAATCTATCGCCGCACGTGTAGTAGGAATGATGAGCGAAGCTGGATACGTGTCTGAATCAAGAGCATTCAACGCAACATATATTTGTTGAATACGTTTCTTGATAGAGTTTTCGCTTTGGAATGTGAATGCTGACTCGCCTACGCTCGAAGAAAGCAATTGCTTCCCGTTCTCAAGCTCTTCTTGAGCCGCCTGCAAAGCCTCCTCTAGTTGTTCCTGTGTTCGCCCAATAAAGTAGTTCATGCCTTTTAATTTTCAGGCATAGTCAACTATTCGGATTCCTCGCCGGTATCATCTGAAGCGCGTGATTGCTCATCTTGGTAATCAATCAAGCATTGTGCTGCCGTCGCCGCTAGCGCCTGTAGCTTCTCACAATCTCTCCAGTGATTGTTTCCGCTCGGGCAGACAAAGATCCATTTAACCTTGCCTGTCATCTTATCTCGTGTTTTTTTAGGATACTCAGAAAACAAATGGTCTCTGTATTCCATTTCTTCCTGTGTCATGTCGGTTTGTGGAGTTAGCCATTTAGCCCCTTTCCCGTTGATCAACCTATAGACACGCCATTGGTAAGTGATATCTGAATACCTAACGAGAACACAAACATGTTTACCTTCTGTCCCTGTCCCTCGCTCCGAATCTCCATATGTTAATTTGTAAGATTTCCTTACCTTTTCTGGAGCTCTTTTGTTTCTTCGTTTACGCGGAACAATGTCCTCCATGTAATGCTCCACATTGTCGCCTTTAGTTGCATTCCAATCGTATTTAGCCGCCTGGAAATAGACGATACGCGTATCAAATCCAGAATCAATAAACACGTTTGGACCTGCGATTGACCAATCCAATTGTATCTTGTTTAGCTCTGAATACGAATAGGCACGACCAAAAGCTAAACGCCTTGACTCGCCATCCTTCGACCACGACCTAGCCACCCAATAGAACAGTGACTCGTCTTGGACATCGATTGTAAGGAACCGGACATACTCATCCTCCCATTTCTCTTTAGCATCAAACTTGGTTGTCTGAATAGGACTAGCCTCATGTGCCTTGGATTCTGACCAAGATTCAGGAACATACTTTTGAAAGAATATCTTGAGCGGATCTAAATTGCCTTGCTTGTATGCTATGATTGCGGAATGAAACATCTCAACCATATCAACCCATGAGTTATGGATTAAACCGGGCCACCTGAAAGACTCCACACGCGGGTTTGCATCGGTATTGGTTTGAATGTAGTGGCCGAGCCTATTCCATTCCCTCAAAGTGTGGTCGTTATGGAGATGAGGATGCCCGCACTTCTCGCATTCAAAGTGTATTGTCTCTTGTGCTCGTTTAAGGTCAAACGGCTCATTGCGTTTATTGCTTTTCTGATTGTCCCACACAAGACCCCATCTCGTGCCATCAGAGCGCTTGTTCTGCCACTTTGTGACAACCATTGAATGACTACATTTTAGGCAGACAATAGCCCACTCCTTCATGGTCCCGCGATGAAACCACGTATCCAGGTCGTCTCCTTCTTCTCCTGCTTGGGACTCCATGAACACCTTATCCATCGCATTATTTCTGAAGTCCTTTGTTCTGCCCAACGCTTCATTGACCTTCCCGAACCAGTCAGGAAGCCAGACCTCAGACAAGAAGAGATAGCGGATTCCTTTTGATTGAAGATTATTTAAACTAGGTCCAGAGATTCCAAGATACATTCCGTTTCTGAATATCATCTCGCTTTTACGTGTCTTGCTTCGATCCTCAGACACGAAAGGCTTCACAGGTTCGCAGTTCTCCATGATCGGCTTAGTGCGCGTATCTGTATGGGCTCTTGCGACCTTGTCGGACTGCATCAGAAACATGAACGGACCAGGATCGTTTGCGATTACCCAAGGCAACCAGATGTCACCTATCATCGTTCCTCCGCCCCTGACCGGCTTCTTGACAATCACATTGCGAACAGTATCGGATTTTAGCGCGTCGAATATATCAAGGAACCTCCTGGAATAGTCAGGATTGTAAGGCCCGGTTATAGTGAAGGCATTGGGAAGTGTGATATGTTCTCGAGCCCACTCATAGATTGGCCTCCTGTCTGGTGGAGTGCATCCAGCCTTCCATGCTTCGTTGATTAAATTTACTGATTCCATTTTTTGGCCCAAGGGTCAAGTATTGCACTCATCTTAGCGGAAACGTCGTCAGTGATTCGCCGCATATGGACTCGCACTTGATCGACTTCGAGCATTGCCAGCATAGGCGAATAGTTATTTTCATTGCTCTTGTGTATCTTCACAATTTCTGAGGAAAGAAGCATTACAGCTTCCATGACTGCTGTCGCTGGAATCAACTCCCCTCTGCTTTTAGCTAGGTCGATTTCGATCTTCTCACACTTCAGCCGAAGCTGTTTGGCTTCCAGGGATTCCTTTGAATTAGGGTCTATATCCTTGAGCTTAGACTCGTTTGCCTTCACCCATTCTTTAAGCTCTTCAATGTATATTCGACCGGATCGAAAACAGGGAGCGGCAAACTTGTCACGACATCGTTTGATCACAGGAATAGACAAACCCGTGGAAGCTGAGGCTTGCTTTAATGTCTGGCATGATTCCTTTCCAGGCACACGTGTACGCCTGGCTTTAGGTTTCACCTGCTTCTTTGGTATCTTCTTTGAAACCTTCTTTGCCGTCTTTTTAGCCGCTTTCGGTATGGTCTTACGTGCGTTACTTACCTGCTTTTTTGGCATCGAATTCTTAAAAAAGTCAACCTTGACCAGTCATTACAAAGAAATTACGTTTGTATAACGTGAACACCCTGCATTCCAGCCTTGGGGTAAAAGGAGACCCTGCTGATTCATACGAAGCATCGTATGATCACCACCCCGTCGACGACATAGAGCCAATTGACCAGCATCGAGAGATCGGTTGGATTGAAAAGGTTCTCATGATCATGCAGAGTCATGAGCGTTGCTATATAAACGACTGCCTTTTTCTCTGTCTTCCTTCTGGCGTCGCCTATGTCCAGGGAATGAGCATGACTGAAGTTGCGGAGTTTCACGGCAAAACGAAAGCCGCAGTTTCTAAGCAATGCAAAGCCATACGTAAAGAGCTGAATCTTCCTCCATCCGAGTTTATGCGCAAGGATGCTGAGATATTCAAAAAGACAAACATGCCACGCTGCAAAGACCTATGAATGACGAACAGATACCATTATGGAGAGACGAATGTCGAAGACTTGACATTGAAATTGAATCACTTCTTTGGAAGATTGGGAGAACGCTTGCCGAAGGTGTTGATTCATACGGAACACCAGCAAAAGAATTCATTACAACACTTCGGACGCCGCCTAACATATGCACCCTTGCCGCCGACGTTCACCGAACTACGCACCGACTGAGGAAAGCTAAAGAGATTAGTTTTGCTATTGCCCGGGAATTGACAGTCATCAAAGATGAGCAAACACGATTTAGATTCTTAGAAGAAGCTAAAGAAGCATCAGACAAGCATGAAGACCCTAAAGAGTTTCGCAAACATATAAGAGACTCGCTTTCTAATTCGTGCGGGTCACCTAATAAACCGCTACAACAACCAGTAAAGCAAGCTCGTGATCTGGTGGGCTGGCTCAAGAACCAGCCCGATGAATTCTGGTCACCCGTTATCTGTGCCGCATGGCTTAAAGAGATTCTGCCAATCGTTGACTTTGCCAAGTTTCTGAATGAACACGGTATTAAACAGGCTGAACTCAAGCGGGACAAAACTGACTGAAAGAACACTTGGCGAACAGATGTTCTGGTTTCGCAATAAAGAATATCCATGCATTCCGACATCCGAAGCACGAGGCGAGGTCGCACAGGAAGGTGGATTCGATCTTGAAATAAGGCTTTCAATCTTTGTTCGCCGTGAAGAGATGCCTGACGGACTCACTGTTGATAGCGGAACAATTACCATCGACTCCTCTTTAGTTCCTGCAAGTCGCAACAGCCATCCAAAGACACACGAACTCGGAAAGATCATAGACACCCCGAACAACCAGGAGACCACGTACTCAAACGGATTCAGGGGGACTAAATACCGTGTCGCTGGAATCAAGCTATTCCCAAACAGGGATTCATTCAGGTTAGACTTGGTTGATCCTGCCTAAAACATATGGCTTTCCCTGTCATAACAAGAGCAATAAGCGCAGCAAAGAACGCGGTAAGGCTTGGGGCAGACTCGCCTTTAGGGAGCAAACACGAGAACGTTAACGTTCCCGCTCCTGTGCCTGAGATAGACATGCAAGCAACTCTAAGGAAGTTTACAGCCGGCATGAAAAGGTACGCCTTAGTATCTAGCCGTTCAATTCCTGAGATTCTGAACAAGAAAATGCTGTTTGTTGTCAAGAAGGCTCATGACAAAACCCCATTAATGGAAAGATCCAAGCTTGAGCAAGAGTTGGGTATCATCGCTTACAGGATCATTCGAAGCAAAAAGACAGGTCTACTAAGAAGAGGGACGTTTCAAGTTAGAGGCTCAAGAGCTCTGAACATTATACAAGGCATGCGATACCGTCGAGGAGAAGCACCATTGACGCAAAAGGAAGCCAAGAAGGAAGCTCGCAAGATGATTCGATCCAGGATCAGAGGTATAGGCGCACTTCGTTACGGGTGGTACCATGGATCAAGACCTTTTCAGAAAGCTGTAAACTCATATGTAAAAATGGAGCGAAGCACAGTCAAGGCGAGGTCGATGGGATTCCCCGCAACGTTTGGAAGACCAAATCCAAAAGCGAAATTCGCCTATAGGTTGACCGTGAACAGAGGAGGAAGGAGAGTCATTGATTCTCGGGTATCAAGGGCCGCTGCCTTTGCGTTTCGTGATGAAACGCGTGAAATGGGTAAAGAAATTGCAAAACGACTAAGTGAAGACTGGGAAGCAAGAAGGTATTTCAAATGATTTGTTTAAGAGTTCAGGAAGCATTCGTCGACTATCTAAAGTCAATCAACATTACGGACCTTGATTCCGCAAACATCTTCCCCGCATTCAGCAAAGGGAGGAAGACTGGAGAAGTGCCAGGAGAGTCACAAGACGAGGAGCAATTCTTTGTTGAGCATGAGAAGCGAATGCATCCGATGATTGTTTGTAATTGCGACACAGCAACGCCGATTCAAAACGCTGATCCTCGTTTCCTAAACAAGAACTATATTGTAAACGTTACTTTAAGCCTTCACGTTAAAGTTCATGATACGTCATCAGATCAATTCCGAAACATGGCAGAAGACTTTGAGTCCGCTGTATACTTCTCCAACAACCAGCTTGCACGTAAGGTTGTTTCACATGGGCTCAACAATGCAGACAACATAATGTACCAGCCTCAAACCTTCGCAGCAGATCCTGAAAGCAACACGTGGATTGTTACCGCTACGCTTTCAATGATTGCCGGATAAATAGTTGACTGTTCATCGTTTTCGATGAGCAATAATTCAGTCCAATTAGCAAACATCGGCGTCTATGGCTGGCAGAAAGGTGATGCCGCTGCCGAGGTGAAACTGTTTAAACCAGATGCAGTCACTGAAATAGTTTCAGGCTATGTCGTCCCACTGGTTCAGGAAGTCCAAATAGGTCACGAAGCCAGGGAGACCGTCATTCGAGACGTAGCTGGTGACATCGGCATTCTTGGTTTCGACAACGAAACATTGTCAATTCAAGTTACTATAATCGGTGCAGGAAGTTCTGAAGATAATGCGAAGCTTTCTCTTGCGTTACCGCGTGCCGGTGGTGTCGCTGCTTGCA